CTTAATTATTCAGTCATTGCAACAATTATGTTTGCGATTGGCATTGTTTCACTTTTAGAATATTACCATGACCGAGTATGAAAAGTCACAACTCCGAAAGTTGGTACAAGATAAACTTGATGAACTGGAGCAGATGTACATTGATTATTATAATGATGATGAAGAACATTATTCACCATCTATTAGAATAAAATCAAAGATCAGAGAATACGAAACCATATATAAAAAGTTAAAATGAAATTTCAAAACACAATATCAAACGAACTCAAAGATATTTTGAAGTGTTGCACATCCGTAACTGAACGAAGAAGGATTGCAGACAAGCACAACATATCTATTCACACACTTAATAGTGTGCTGGAAGGCAAAAGAAACATTACATTCAACAATCACGATGCAATATTGGAATTACTTGCACAAGCAATTAGCAATGCAAAGTCTTTCCATATGTCATTGATTGATTATTTTCACGAAACAAAATTTATTAAATTTATATAAACATGGCAATTTTAGCAACAACAAACCAAACGAAAAAAAGCATTGAAATCATTCCTGCAGGTTCATATCCAGCAAGATGTTATTCAATGATACACATTGGAACTATTGAGGAAACTTTCAATGGTGAAACCAAAGAACGAAACAAAGTAAGAATCACTTGGGAACTACCAACTGAAACAATGACATTTAATGAAGAACGTGGTGAACAACCTCGTGTCATTGCAAAGGAGTTTACTCTTTCGCTTCACGAGAAATCAACACTTCGTGCATTCTTGGAATCTTGGCGTGGTAAATCATTCACCGACAAAGAAGCAAGTTCATTTGATGTGACCAACCTTCTTGGCGTTCCTTGTCTTTTGTCAATCACGCACAAAACATCAGGCAATGGCAAAACATATGCAAATATTGCCAGTGTGTCAATGCTTCCAAAAGGAATGGATTGTCCTGATCAAATTAATGAACGACAAGAATTTACCTATTCAGATTTTAAGCAAGAATTATTTGATTCCTTTCCTGATTTTATCAAGGAAAAAATAATGATGTCAAAAGAATATCAATCATTAAATAAAGATAGCAATGAAAACCTCCCATTTTAATGATATAGCAAACAATGTGATTCAAGGGGTAACTGACCCCTTGATTGCATATGCAGAACTTAAAGAGTTGAAACGTGAGATTGACCAAGCAATTAAGGATGTTGAACCAATTGCACTTGAGGAATCAGAGAAATACGGCAAATCATTTGAACTGCATGGAATTAAATTTGAACGAAGGAATGGAGCAACACGCTATGACTTTAAGCATATTGAACAATGGCAAATGCTACACCAAGAACTGAAGAACTTTGAAACCGCTTCGAAACAAGCACTTGCAGCAATGAAGTACAACGCAAATTATGTTGATGAGAATGGTGAGCAGATTCCAGTTCCAAGATTAACCTATACAAAAGATTCACTTATAACAAAATGAAAAACGTACACCCATATTTAATACCAGCATTTGATGTTTATGAGATTAACAAACAACTGGCTGAATATACAACACCTGATGCAATAAAATATCAGGTTGCAAAATACTATGCAAAGAAACCAATTATTAAAGTTTTGTATGGTGATTTGACCGCTACTGATATGAAGGATTTGATTTGCAGTAAAACACGCAAACAAGAAATCATTCGCGGACGTTATGCAACCATTTATTTTTTGCGTAATATATTAAACTTAAAACTTGCATCAATTGGAAAGTTGATGGGCTTTCGTGACCACTCCACAATAATCAATGCACTTAAAACATATGAAGCATTATGTGAATACGAAAAACCATCGTTTGAAGATCACATCAATTTGTGTTCAGTTTTTAAAGTACCAAACCGAATCCAGTTTTTAAGATGAACCCATTAATTAAACTATATTTATTGTCACTTGAAATGATTCCACTGCTTGATGATGTTGAAATACAAGGTGTCAAAGTACAACGTGATATTAAACGTGTGTCACGTACCCTTGAAACATTTGTTGTGGATGCTTGTGACTTGCTTGAAAAACAAGATACAAAGAATGAAATCCATGACAAGCTGGTGACAAACTTTAGTAAGTTAATGGATAGTTTAACGGAAGAAAATATTGTGAATCTGTGATTTTTCATTTATTGTTTATTTATTTATTCCAACCCACATCATCATTTGATGGTGTGGCAAGGAGTAATTCGTTGGTTAATGCAATCATATACGTTGAGTCACGCAACAATCCATATGCTTGGAACAAACGTGAGGATGCTTGTGGTGTTTTGCAGATTAGACCAATAATGATAAAAGATGTTAACCGAATTTTAAAACGCAATCAATACACCTTAAATGATAGATGGAATAAAACAAAATCCATTGAAATATTTTATATTATACAAGAATACTATTCACCCAACGGAACACCTGAACGCATTGCACGTGTTTGGAATGGTGGACCAAACGGATACAAAAAACCCCAAACACTTGCCTATTGGCACAAAGTCAAACAACAATTATGAACTGGAAATATTACATCTTAACACTTGGATTTGCATTGATTGTTGCATCTTTAATGATCAACGATTTAACACGCATGAAACAAGACAACATTGAACCGCCTATTCTAACCAATACCGATACAATATATTTGCAATTGGATAGCTTACAAAAACAACAAGATACAATCAAACTATATTATGAAAAAGAAATATCTAATTATCATATACTTCCTTCTTCTGAACGCATTCGCTTATTCTCAAACCGCATTAATAGATGAAAAGACTGGTGATACTTTGGTTGCTATTACCCTCAATCAAATGGATGATATTTATGTTGAACTTATTCAAAAAGATTCTCTTGTTGCTCAATCGAAAATAAACACGTTTAAGGAACTTAAATACACCCAGTTGATAGATAGTACACGAACTAACTTTGAACGCACTCAACACGCCTTAAATGCCCTTAATCAACGTTATGATAAACAACAACACAAACTTAAACGTTCACGCCAATCACTATTGATTGCACTTGGTGTGATTGCTTTGCAGATTGTTTTAAAATAAATGTGTAAACCTTGCAACCTGGCCATGATCTTTGTGGTGCAGAAATCCTTCAATTGCTTTTGGTGAATGCTGGTATCCATTCCGATGATGCCATGAATCCGTCCCACTTGGTGAACGCAATGATTCAATTGTTATACCCTGATAATCTTTTGATGTTTTGTGGTGCACGTGATGCGTGTAAATATAACGATGCTTTGTGTCCGCCCAATATTCTTTTGCTTCAACTGCCATAAGTAATGGTAAGTCATTCATCTTTGCACCATCACCATGTGTTGTGCCAATAACGTTTTGACCATATTTAAAATATTTCCGATGTGCAATTGAGCAATCAAAGGTCATATTCTTATTGTTCCTGAACCACGTTTGAATTACATCCGCTAAAAAAAACCCACTTTGATAGTCATGGTTGGATGGATTAAATGTGAAGTGTACATCAGCCAATGGAAGCAACATTTCAAGAACATCAACATAAACTTGTTTTGCTTTTAAAAAGTTTAAATACCACATTCCATCCGTATCTTGTGGTGTGCCTGATGTCGTTTGTCTTTTTGGGGAATCGATGTGAAGTATATCATTACCACCAATAAAAAGTATTTGGTCTATATTATACCCTCGTGACTTGTCAATAATACCTTGCACACCTTCCTTGACACGTTGAACTGCAATGTTAGTGTTGTAGTCCTCACCAGTTTCAAATGCTTCACAAAGTTTGCCGATGTGTACATCAGCTGGATCAACAACCAGCAAATGACCATCTTGTATTTTGGTCCTTGTTAGTGGTGGATAGATTGGTGCATAATCTTTTAAATCATTTATAAGTTGTTCACGAATTTTGTCATAATCAACTGCACCTTCAAAGTCAGGGTTCTTGAAAAATAGTGATGTGTCTTTGGTTTTAACCCAACCATGCTTGACATTGTGAGTTGGCACACCAGCCATTTCACAATATGTGTCAATCTTGGATTTTAATTTTAAGAAGTATTTTTTTGCACTTGCTGGTGATTTACCAGTCAAGTCGGCTATCCTTTTATAATATTGAACGCGTTGTTCATTATCAAATTGTGGATACTTGTTAAAAATCTCAATCCATTCATCCGAATAAATTAATTTCATCTTGTATGTTATATGATGGACATGCCTTGTTTGAAAACTCATTATGTCCATGAATTGTTACATCAGGATAGCAACCTTTTAACTTTTTTACAAGTCTAATTATTGCATCCTTTTGTGCTTTTGTTCTTGTGTCTTTTGGTGTTTTGCCATCCGCTTCCACACCACCAACATATGCAACCCCAATTGAATATTTATTTTGCCCTTTGGTATGCGCACCAATCAATTCAATTGGTCGACCAGCATTTATGTTGCCTTTTATGTCAATGATATAATGATAACCGACATCCGACCACCCACGTGCCAAATGCCATCTTCGTATTGTATCAACGCTGATGTCATCCCCTTCACGTGTTGCAGTGCAATGAATAATTATCTTATGGATTGCTCTCATAATTGTTTTTTAACATCCTTGATCTTGGAAATCATTTGCTTGAATTTATCAATAAACGAATACCCTTTGACCGCAATAAATGATTCATCCATTGACTTGACTTCAATGCTGATCAAAGTTAGTGCAGTGATTTTGGTTGCAAGAAACTCAACATCCACAACGCTTTTTGTAAGTTCATTAATGATAAACACATCCGAACCATACACCATCATAATGGTTGTTATGTATGAAATTAGTTTTGGAACAAGTCCATTCCTAAATATTTTGGATGTGATTTTTTCGTTTAATTGTTTGGCTTTCCAAATTCCAAATGCAGTATCAATAATTGTGCTTAAACTAATTAAAATTATAAGCGGTTTTATTGGTGCAAAAAATAGTATGATGACTTTCAATATGGATGTCAAATAAACTTTCATTCTTCCTCATCCGTTTCAGGAACCACACAGAATGTTGATTCAGGATATTTTTCACAATATGCCTTTAAATAAAGCGAGTCATCACCAGCGAATGTATGAACACCAATTGGATCAGGCCACACCTCGTAATCCTCTAAACTTTCCACATCTTCATTCAATAACATATCCACCGAATACATAGTCGATAGGTCAGTACAAGAACCTTCCTCGTCAAATGCTCGGCATATGAACCCAATCTCAACGATTGCGTTGATTGCTGGTATTAATGTTTCGTTCCCTTCCTCATCTTCACTGTATAAGGTTGGTCTAATGGTTTCCCATTGTTCGTCTGTAAATTCGTATTTTTTAAAAATCATAATGTTGTTAATGTTGCTAATTCACTATTTGATAATCTTGTGTTGTAAATTTGGGTTTGGTTCACGCTTCCGTTTGCATAATATCGAGAGCCATCGTATAGATTATAAGATAATTGCGTTAATGCGGCAATAGTGTAAGCGGTAGAACTTGTCCCTACTTGAACACCATCAACATAAAATGCTTGGTCTCCTGATTGGTTGTATGCTACTGCTAACTTATGCCTACCTTCTGAAATAGTCGTATTCCCTATTGCTATATTTACGCTCCCACCTATAAACCCGTTTACTACTGAGCCATTTGCCCAGATTTCCAAACGTTTATTCGAAGCACCATCGTGAACAGACAAAAGAACTTGTACAGAACCTATATCGATAAAATCTATATCTATAAACATAGTCCCCTCCGTTTGCCCTATTCTATCCGCAACGTTTGTTAAACTACACGCATCCTGATTTCTTGTGACGGATGAGCCTGAAGTATTTATTAGGGTTGTGGGGTAGCTGCCTTGTTCGAGTTGTGCTCCCCATAAATAAACACCGCTTGTGCCGTCGCCTTGATAAGAAGTTAATCTTGATGATGTTAAAGATG